CTTACTTTCGAAGCCAGACATTATATATATAATATGAGATTTTTATTTATATCCATTTAAGGAATTATTATGTATTTATATAATATATAAAATGGACGGTGTGTTTGATTTTCAAGAACTCGTGAAACGCGTAGTTAAATATTTAGTGGAAGGTATTGTGGTTGCCATTGTGGCATTTGCTGTCCCCAAGAAACAGCTCAATGTTGAAGAAGTGATCATCATTGCCCTTGTTGCTGCCGCGACATTCAGCATCCTTGATGTGTTCATCCCTGCGATGGGCGCGACCGCTCGCACTGGTGCTGGTTTCGGTATAGGTGCTAATCTCGTTGGATTTCCCCGCGTGGCTTAGGACACCTTCAATGAGTTAACCTCAAATAAAAATATAATATTTATTAAGTATATATAAATATTAGTATGGACGCTGCTTACAAAAGTATTATAATGTTTTATCAAACGACATTAAGAAATGTGGGTCTATATACGTCAATTTCATTCGGCGCTCTGGGTTATAGTCGCTATTATCGCGATAAATCATATATGCATAATGTTGGTATGATTCTAATTGGACTGCTATTCAATCTAATCGCATTTACTATTAATTATTTTCTTATTGGTGATATGGACAAGATGATACATGTATATAGTGAAAGTCATGAAGATATTAGTGTATTAGAAAAATGGGTAATACTCCCACAAGTAATATTCGTATTGCAACTATGTTTATTCTTGTTTGGGGCGCATACTCTATTAGTAAACATTAGACCGTAGGGAAAAATTCCCAATCGAGTGTTTTGCATACTTCTTTCCAGATCATATCCTGTTCCAGTTGTTTTTCGCGGTCTTTCATCATGGGAATAAATGGCAGGTACTGATCTTGATCTAACAATACACATAATTGATATAATGTGTATGTGTAATTGAAGAAATTTGTGCGATTCGGTGGACAATGTATGGCCCATGGTTTCTGTATTTCAATAAACAATACACAAAGCGTTTCGTGCAATTCCTGATTCATTAATGGCGGTTTGATGCCGAATATGGAATTAATATATTGAATGTGTTCGAAATATTTGTTCAGACCGAGTTTCCTCAATATTTCGCGCATCTTACCATAGTTCAATTGTAATTTATCCGTAATCCGCTCCTTTTTAATTCGATTGCGAATTGCCTCGATGACTTCGTCGGGTATTTGCGTGGTCTCTTTTGCTTGAAACTGTGCCAGGATTTCTTTAAAATGATTCAAACGAATATATGCGGTATACGATACTTCATTCGGTGGCTCTTTATTCGATGGTTTGTTTCCGTCCGTAATGTGAGTGATGAATTTCCCGCAACTTTTATTATTACAAATCAAAATACCCTCGTCTTCTTGTGCGATGAACTCGCCTTCGTTACAGAATATACATATGTCGCATAATAATACATAATCCGTTGTATTGATCTTTTCTTCGTTCACGTTTTTCCAATAATTTTTATACATTTGTTTTGATGCATTGTATTTTTGGTCTTGCAAATTACTGCTTTCTCTATTGTTTGCTTTGATTTTAAAAAATGAATTAATAACCGTGGTGCTTTGGTTATTGCTACCGATGTTGATTTTCTGTTTTTCTTCAAAATAATTAAAGACATATTGGGAATTTTCTAGGAAATAATTGTTCTTTTCTTTTTTGTGTTTTTTGATAGCGGAATTGATCTCTTTTAGATTATCTTTAATTTCCATGAATCGATCGATATCATTGGGTTTCAGCCCAGCAACTTCGCTTCTGAGTTTTTCCTTTTCGCTTTCGAGATTAGGTATAATCGTTTCTTCCAAATTTTCGAAATATGCTAGCATTTGATCATGTTTCACATCGATGGACAATAGAATTGCCGACGCTTTGTGTTTAGATGCCATTTACAAATATATAAAGCTTTAAATTTATATATTTTTCGACAATATATATATAATGTCCGTTCGATAACGTAAATATCACCCTCCTCAATCGGTATTTATTTTCGTATTTTTGTGCGGATTTAAATCTTCAAATGTGTATATGCAATCAGTAACAACAGATGGAAAAACGTCACCAAGAAATGTAGAAATAAATCAAAAAAAGTTTCAAAAAATGGTGTTTTTAACAAATGCGATTGAAGATGGATGGACAATAAAAAAATCGTCGGACAATTACATATTCTCTAAAAAACACGAAAACAAAAAGGAAGTATTTCAAAAAACATATTTAGAAAAATTCATTTTATCTAATCAGGACATTAACACCATTCATAATATTTAGTCACGCTCTTCCATTATTTCACTTAGTATGTGAATATCTAGCCGTTTGGGTTGCGCTAAATTATCATACATCTCATCGTCTCGCACACTTCCGCATACGCCATAATAATTAAATGAACTGTCATATAGTCGTCGAATTTCATCGGTTTTTTTATTTGGATGTTGCATTTCGAAAATTTCCCAATCGTTTTTCCCGAGATATTTCAACCAAAATACCCAAGGTTCAAAACATTTTTTGCACGTACCTTTGTCATTACCAAATCCAGAATGGTCAGGAGTATATTCTTTAATAATTTGACAAGAATTGCACATACATTTGGAGCAGATATGACAGGAATTTGACTGACTGCTTTTGTCACAACAATGACAGTTCATATTTTAGCTAGTATTTAATATGATATGTACTAAAACACAGACAATTCAATTTTTATGGTTAAACTCCACATGATGTATAGAGCCATTCGAGTTCCGATATGACATATTAATGATTAAACTGCAATATGGTGCATTATTAGACCCGCCGCAATATTTAGGTGAAACGTAAAATCCGCGATAAATATTAAGTAAATGTAATTAAAAACAATTAATTACATTTATTCCAGAATTATTTTCTTTGGTATATATATAAAATGGGTGGTGCTCTTATGCAACTTGTAGCTTACGGTGCTCAGGACGTTTTCCTTACGGGAAGCCCTGAGATTACCTTCTGGAAAGTGTCTTATCGCAGACACACAAACTTTGCGATGGAGTCGATCGAACAGACTTTCTCTGGTCAAGCCGATTTCGGCCGCCGTGTGACATGCACAATCAGCCGTAACGGTGATCTTGCTTACCGCACATACCTTCAAGTGACTCTCCCTGAAATCAACCAATCTGTGAACGGTTCGTCTGAGGATGTGCTCGCTCGCTGGTTAGATTTCCCCGGGGAACAACTTGTGTCCCAGGTCGAAATCGAAATTGGTGGTCAACGCATTGACCGTCAATACGGTGACTGGATGCACATCTGGAACCAACTTACCCTTCCTGCCGACCAGTCCGCTGGTTACAAGAAGATGGTTGGCCAAACCACTCAACTTACCTACCTTATGGACCCCGATTACTCGGATGTCGCTGGTGCCTGCGCCGCGACTGGCTCTGTGGCGCAGGTGTGCGCCCCTCGCAACGCCCTCCCTGAAACCACTCTTTACGTGCCCCTTCAATTCTGGTTTTGCCGCAACCCTGGGCTCGCTCTTCCCCTTATTGCTCTTCAATACCACGAAGTCAAGATCAACATTGATTTCCGCCCCATCGGTGAATGCCTCTGGGCCGTGACCAACACCACCGGTGGCAAATCTGTGTCTGCCGCTTACCAACAATCTCTTGTTGCCGCGTCTCTCTATGTTGATTATATCTTCCTCGACACTGATGAACGCCGCAAGATGGCCCAAAACCCCCACGAATACCTCATTGAACAAGTGCAGTTCACTGGTGACGAATCCGTTGGGTCTTCTTCCAACCGCATCAAGCTCAATTTCAACCACCCCTGTAAAGAACTCGTGTGGGTGGTCCAACCTGACCAAAATGTTGATTACTGCGCGTCCCTTGAAAGCACTGATACCACTGGCGTGTGGGGTCTTTACGGTGCCCAACCTTTCAATTACACGGATGCCCTTGATGCCCTCCCCAACTCGCTCGAAGCTTTCGCCACATCTGCTGGTGCTAGCGAGGTGATCAGTGGTAACCTCTTCGTTGATGGCCCTACTGCCCCCTCTGATGCGTCTCGCAACTCTACTGTCGGTGATGCCGCCTCGTTCGTGCTTGCTGAATCCGCCATGGATTTACATTGCTGGGGCGAAAACCCTGTTGTCACTGCCAAGTTACAACTTAACGGCCAAGATCGCTTCTCTGAACGCGAAGGATCTTACTTCGACGTGGTGCAACCTTTCCAACACCACACCAAGAGCCCCGATACCGGCATCAACGTGTACTCCTTCGCTCTTCGCCCCGAAGAACACCAACCTTCTGGCACATGCAACTTCTCTCGCATTGATAACGCTGTGCTTCAACTTGTTCTTTCCTCCAACACCGTGTCTGGTGCCAACACCGCCAAGGTGAGAGTGTACGCCGTCAACTACAATGTGCTCCGCGTGATGAGTGGCATGGCAGGTGTCGCTTACAGCAATTAAGCAGCTTATCTCAATTAAGCAATATATTATATTATATTTGAACTAATATATAATAACTAAAAATAAATTATCATATAAATTATTTTTAAAAGTGTCCAAGGTACGTAATAAAATTGAATGTTAAGTGTTATTGTAACACACAATATAACTGCTATTATGAGTGAATGTCCAATTTGTATTGAACCCTATAATAAATCGACCAAATCTCCAACGTGTTGCAATAATCCGTCATGTAAATATAAAGCATGCAAATCATGTACCCGAACATATTTAATGAATTCGACCGTTGATTTACATTGTATGAATTGCAGGAAATCATGGGATCAGGCATTTGTTATATTGAATTTAAACCGTTCTTGGTTTGTTAATACTTATACGCCACATCATAATAATGTATTGTTTGAACGTAATAGTGCATTGATTCAGGACACTATGCCAGATGTAGTGGTTTATGTTGAAAAAAAACGGATTCGTAAAATAAATGCTCCAAAAATCAAAGACATTCGAACACAAATAACGACAATTCGCGATAAAATGTCCAAGATGCAAAACGATAATAGAATACAAGAAGAAAACGCACGGAAAATATATATTGATTCGTTGCGTATGATTCGACAAGCACAAGAAGTCATCAATATCGATTTCAACACAGAGATATTAACATTGCAAGAAGCGCGCACAGAATTGGAAAATGAATCGGGTATTGAGACGAACGAAAAGAAACAGTTTATTATGCCATGCCAAAAAGAAGAATGCAAGGGGTTCTTATCTACACAATATAAATGCGGTGTATGTGAAACCCAATGTTGTCCCAAATGTTTGGATATCATTGAAGATATGAAAAGAAGTGAACATGTATGTAACGAAGACCAAGTCAAGACTGCGAATAATATTAAATCAACGACAAAGCCGTGTCCCAAATGCGGCGAGCGTATATTTAAAACGGAAGGATGTAATCAAATGTGGTGTATTACTTGTCATTGTGCGTTTGATTGGACAACAGGACGCATTGAAAGCGGCACGGTACATAATCCCCATTATTTTCAATTTCTACGCGAAAATAATGGTGGTGCGGCGCCTCCGCGACAGCCAGGAGACGACCCTTGTGGAAATTACACGCGTGTATTGAATAACATTATTAACGCGTTTGGTAAAAGAATATATTTGGCGGAGAAGCCCGATATAGATGTAGATATCATTGCTCAACATGCTACTGAGAATCAAAACGACAGTATATTGAAAACAATGAATCCAACATATCATATATACGCAGAATCCATCTATAATTTTACACGTATCATTACACATTTCCAACATGTTGAAATGACGACTGCTCGACACCATTTAACTACGAGCGAAAATGTAGTTAACGAACGCGTTCGATGGATCGTGAAAGATTTGAGTGAAGAGTCTTTTCGCGCAGCGATCAATGAGAAGAACAAAGTGCGTTTGAAATATACTGATTTGATGTATATTTATGATCTGATTGTAAATGTCAGTAAAGACATTGTTCAAGGTCTTCTGATGAAAATTACCGATAATAATATACACATCGATAGCGTCGCACTGAAAGAAAAAATAGATTCAATTGACATTGATGTTTGGAAAGCTCATTTTGAATCCACATTCAATGAGATACAAAAGTTTATCAAATACTGCAATGATCAATTCAATATTATTAGTATGTCTCATAATTGTCGCGTTCATCTTATCACATCAGAGAAAGTTACTACGCGCAGGCGTTATCATTTATACAATCGAAGACATACTTTGCACGATGCATTTACTTTCCGTATCAAAACAACGCGTTCCAGGATTGGAGATGTCAAAAAAATCATGACTGCGAATGAACAGTCCGTATAATTTAACAATTATGTAGCTAACAACAACATAATCCAAACCATCTCCTATCCCGTTTCCATTTGGTCGGGATGTTATATTTTCCCATCGCAACGCATAATGTGCATATATAATCTTCATTACAATCGCTGCATATTTTTTTACCACATGCGACACAATGTATTAGGTCGGTATATTTTTTACAAAGGAAACATGAGACAGATTGCTCTCGGGTAGAGCGTGGACGAGTTGGTGTACATATTGGGCCACGGCGCTCGGAGCCACGCAAACTATTCCGTAATTTTTTACGCATTTCGGTTATTCTTTCAGTCGTTTTATCACTTTCATCAGTTATATCTGATTTTACTGACGCGTCAACTGAAAATTCGGACAGTTCATCTGTATTTTCTGACATTTTATAGTATATCACTATATAATTATAATTTTATATGTTTATAAAAAATAATATAAAGTTCAACGCACTATACTTATTAATAAGAATGTCTACGCGTTATTCCACTACACAAAATGATTTATTACTATCCAGTTTAATGAATTATTATGTGAATAAAGAAAACTTGGATAAAATCATTTCAGTAATTAACGGCGAAGGTAAGATATCATTACGAATTATCGATTGGTTTGTTACCAATTATGCGAAAGAAAAATATGTCGTCTATGAATTAAACGGCGAACGGTTTAAGGTATTTCATGAATACAAATTAAAATTAAAGGCATATTCTAAAAAGCGGTTTGATCCATTTTGTCGATGGGATCGCATTTGCATTCCATATGACGATAAGCATAATATGGAAACAACGATTGGACAACTGAATTTCTTTCGCTGGGCGTTACAATCTAAAATATTGGATTATATTGAGCAAAATTACAATGCGATTGAAAAGGATATGAATTCGCGAAACACGACTTCGCGAAAGAAACAAGAGCAAAATACCGAAAATAAAACGCGGAAAAAAAGAGAGGAATTGTCCGTTTCCGCATGCAAATGTATCAAAAAAGAGAATGTACATATTGTTGTCAAATTCAACTGACGACTACATAGTCATATTACTACATAAACTGATGAGTAAATGAAACCATCTGGTCTGTCCATAATTTAAAATAATATTGTTTGTCGGAATCATTCTCGAACTCAACATCCGTTTGAATACGCAGCATCTTCTTTTTATTGTTTTGGAATAGCCACGCGCGGTGCGCGTCATCGCATTGTTGCAAGTATGCTACTGGTATTTCGGATTCGCCCGTTCGATTCCTCATATTGATACGATTATGGCAGTTAAAAGGACTCGCGTCTACGTAAATAAGTCCCGAGAGCGGAAAATCATCCTTGAAAATTTCATAGAACTCTAAATAGACTTTGTAATTTATGTCTTCGATTTTCTTTGATTCGTACAGCATTTTCGCGAAAATATGATAATCGGCGTCCAGAGATCGTTCACAAATCATTACTTTGGCGTGAGGATTCGCTTTAATCTTTTCACGCATCTTTTTAATTCGAGTCGCAAAAGCCATCACTTGGAAAGAGAAAGCATACCTTTCTTGATCTCCATAAAACTTTTGCAACATGGTATTATTATCATCATCCTTGATGTCTTCCCATAGATCGGTTGGTTCAAGCATAAAAATGACGTCGGCATTATGTTTGAGTTTTTGTTGAAGGACGTTCAATAGAGTGGATTTTCCCGCCCCGATATTTCCTTCGATTGATAGAATCTTCATTATTGGTATTATATATGATTAACCCATATATAATATTTACAATCAATTTTATACTGGCGATAAGGTATATTGACAATATACAATGACGTATGTGCTGCGATTTCATTCATCATATCATTATTTTATTGGGTTTAAATTTTAATATATCATTGATAACATTTGTCGTTTGAAAATGTTCGGATGTGTAAATATCTTGTAATAATATCCATTCGAATAATCCACCCGTGTATACATAAATGTACATGAATCCAAATTCACTTAATTGTGACGCTTTTATATTCACTGCGAGGTCGTTACAATGTTTGCC